GGCACTTGGAGTTTGATGAGTGATGCACCCAGTTGGAAGGATTCAATGGTGTATAATGGATTGGCTGTTTTATTCTGCAGATGGGAATGGAAGAAGATTGAAACACAGGAGGATTCAGAAGAAAATCCATTTGGTGGTTCAATACCAGAAGTGCAAGCCTCAGTCCTAGGACGCAAGATAGCGTCATTAACCATTGCAAGTCCAGACAGTTATACCTATGCCAATGCACCAACTAGATATTCTACAAATCCTGCTGAAATACTGTTGGATTATTTGCGTAATCCACGCTATGGTAAGGGTCTAGTAAATACGGACATTGATTGGGACAGTTGGAAGATAGCGGCTGCCAAGTGTAACACGGAAGTCGAATTCATCACAGGCACACGAGGCAAGATCCTACAGATTAACCCTGTTGTGAATACGCAACAGACACTGTTTCAAAATGTAAAATTCCTACTTGCACAGTTTAGGGGTTATATGCCATATGTGCAGGGCAAATACAAATTAAGAATAGAGGATGCTGGTAATGATAACGACATTACATCAGGTGCCGCAACCATTGTTCAAACATTTACCAAGGATGACATAATTGGTAATGTTACATTCACAGGCATTGACAAGAGTGCCAAATACAACGCAGTATCAGTCCAATATGTGAATCCAGATAACAAATGGAGTATGGACTCGGTAGTGTATCCAGAAACGGATGCAGATAGAGCCACATATATTGCACAGGACAACGGTAGAGAAAACAAATACGATGTAACATTTGGTGCCATTACCAATTATGCCATTGCCAAGGATATGGCAAAATTGATTTTCAACAAATCAAGAAACCAAGAATCAGTTTCACTAACCGTAACTTCAAAGGCTATGGAACTTGAAGTTGGTGACAGCATACGCATTCAATCACAGATGTTGGATTTTGATACAGATCCATTTAGAGTGGTTAGCATACGATACAACAATGATATGAGTGTTACCCTTGGATGTGTTAGAAATCCAGACACCATCTATCCACACGCAAAACACGGAGAAGAGGACATTGTGTTACCACCTTACATTCCAAAAGGTGCAACAATCTTCTATCCAGCAGTGCAGGACACACCAGTTGGATTGGTGCCACCCACAAATGCTGAGGTGCCCGTTGTTCATTATCCACCAACCATTACTTCACTAACACCAGACAGTTATGTTGGTGCGGGTGTGAATACGATTACACTAACAGGAACAAATTTTCAATCAGGCATTAGTGTTAAATTTATTGGTGATGATGCAACAGAATACACAGCAACTTCTGTTACGGTAAATTCAACAACTGAACTTGAAGTTGATACACTAGTTGGTATGACTAGTGGTAATTCACCATATGATATTCTAATCACTAATACAGCAGATTATGGAAGCCTAAGTGCAAGGATTAATTTTGCATTGGCTGTTAAGGCTGTTATATCAGATCCAGATCCAGATCCAGATCCACCAATACAGGATCCACCCGTTGTTGAGGATCCAGAAGATCCGGATGTAACACCACCACCTAGTGATCCACCTGCGGAAGGACCACCACCAACAAACCCTCCAACAGTTCCACCAGAAGAAATTGTTGAGATTAATGATGTGTTGGACATTGAGGAGTTTGACTACTACGATCACACAAATAACACTGTCTATGTCAATGTAAAGGGCCTACAGCCACAGAATGCGGCATACAGTTATTTGAAGGTATGGTGGAAACGCAATATTTCAACTGATAATTGGCAGTATTTTGAAGTCAAGGATAAACCAGGTCCTGGAAGAGAAATAGAATTTTCAATTGGTCCTATGATTAGGACTTCAACCAAATACATCTTTATCACTAGAGTGGTATATGGCGATGGAACACAAAGCACACGCAGAACAAAACAGTTATTGGATCCAGCAGGTGCGGCAGATGTTGCAGATGTAAAAGATTACACTGAAGCAGTTGGTGAAGGTTGGAGTTTGCCAGAAGAAGCAACTCCTAGCAAACGCAACAACACATTCAACAAGATACAGGGACAAACTGTTCTTGATGGCAGTAACGAACCACTAACACCTAGAACAATTGATTTTACATTCAAACAGGAAATTGATCAGGAAGCAGTCAATTGGGATGTCGTTGGAGTTAAGATGTATTATCGTCCTTCAACGCAGGACTATTGGAATTCAGAAACTAGATTATTCACACAACCATACACACCTGGTATTGATCAGACTCTAAGATTTGCACTGTTTGGTTCAGCGGTATTTCCATCAATTCCAAGTGCCGCACAGAATCAATATGATTTTATCTTTAGGGTCTATTACAAGGATGGCAAGGAAAGCACAAGGCAGGTAAGATATGGCAATGCCGCAGTTGAATACAGTTCAACAGGATTGTATGATTATGATCCATTGGCAGACAGAGCGGCAACAAATGAAAACTCTGGAGACTTTGAGATTGTTCCACCTGATCCGGATGCACCTAGTGCCACAGAAAAACTAACAGTTGGTATCAAGGCTCTTAGGGCACAGTTTAACACTGCTAGATTTGAACTATTACCACCAGATGCAAGTGTTATCAATGACTGGGCTGGTATCAAATTCCGTTATAGAAAGGTAATTGCAGGAGCCAATCCTGCACTTGAAGAATTTGTTGATACCAGTGTCAGCGTCAATGCAACAACTGGCACTTCATTTAGAACTGTTGCATTGGACTATGAGGATGAATATGAAGTAATCATAACAGCACTCTATTGGAGTGGTGTGCAAAGATTGGAAAGTGAATATAGTTGGTTTGGCAGTGGTTATCTAAGCAATAGAACGGAAGGTTCAGATGTTCCCCTGTCATTAAACTGGAAGGAAAATTACAATTTCAAACTGTTACCAACTGCTGATGCCGTTGCTGATGCAACTGCACCATTTCCTGCACCAGCAAATCCTAGGGTGAATATAGTTGAGTGGAGTTACACAAATCCACCTAATTATACCTATGGCACGGCACCAAATGGACAGATTAAACTGACATTCCGCCACGATCATATTGGTGGTTATTCCAAACTATGGGTGTATAGAAGAGATTTTGCCACTGCATTTATGAATAGAAGCACTTGGGATTTGAACAAGTATGGCGCAGGCAGATGGGAAAAGGTAGAAGTAACTGATACCAATGCAAGTGGTGTTACCATATACCTAAGACAGCCTCTAAGATATTCAGAATATGATGCCTACTATGATCCTGCAGTGGTTGGTGATGAATTATTCCTTAGTTGGGCAAAAAACAAGGTTGGACAGAAACTGGCAGACAGAGATTATGAATTTGTGCTGGTTGTTGAAACCACAAGCGGTCTAAGTTCAGTAGGACTTAAAATGCCATTCCCAACAGAAGGAACGCAGAAAGGACAAACCTACGATCTGCTAAGTTTTGGTGTTAGACCTGAAGAAATTGATTACACTGATTACAATAATTATGATACCACACTGGAAAAGAATTTTAACCAAGCAATCGTTGCCTTGGACGGAGACACTGCACTATGGAGTGGATCACAAACATACAATGAAGCCAGACTGGCACCTGGACTTCCAACTATAACAGGAAACTAAGATGGCATTACCAAGTTTTAATGGAACACTAGATGAACTAAACAGTGTTATCACGGCTCCTAACACAGGAACCTGGGCAGACATCGGATCAGGCACTGATTTTGAAACCTGGGATGATTGGAAGAATTGGAGCACAACACCTGGCACACTTACCTGGCTAACTGACATCCTTGATTTGGGTGAAAGTGCATATTTTAATCTAGAACTAACAGTGGAAGCAACAGGAACGGTGTCTTACAGCGTATATACAAGCCCTACAGGCGCCTTTGCGGGAGAAGAGACTATAACTGCCATATCAAGCACAGATACCAACATAAGCGCCTTCTACGGGCGTTTTGTGGCGGTGTTAATTACAGTAACACCAGCAGGAGGATCAACACCACAGATTACCGCAGTATCAACAAAGGCAAGTTCAGAAAGATTTTCAATCCTAAAATATGATTTGGATACAACAACACTAACAGGCACAACATCAGGTGGTTTTGAAATACCAGTGGGCAGAAGCATTTCAAAGGTCCTATCAATGCGTATAACACCACAGCAACCAGGACCATATTTTGAAGCGGACTATGTGGCGGATGATTATGTTCAAACTAACAATCCTGCCTACCCTGCGATTGCTTCAAAATCAAACACAGCACCCAAGGTGGTATTCACCACAGATGGAGGTGCATATACCAACTCAATATTTGACATAGAACTGCAGGTTCTGCCTGAAATGTATGTAAATGAAACCGGTAATCTGTCAATACGATAAATAATACAAAGGAGTAAGGAATGGCTTTTCCAAGCACAGCAATAACAACAGCAAATTTAGACGCAGGCACTGATGATCCAAGCCTAGCGAGAACGGATCTATTGAGTGCAGTTACGGCACTGAATTCAATCATCACTGAAGCAAACACTGGCGGTGGTGTTGTGGTTCTTACTTCTTCAGGCAAGATTGGTGCAAGCCAAGTGCCTAACACAATTAGCGCCACTGGCACACAGGTTTTATCACCATCAAATGGTGTAGTAAATATTCAAAATGTGTTGAGACTAAGCACACTAACAACAGCAAGAGCAAATGCACTAACCACAAACACTGAGGGTGATATTGCAATGATATCAGACGGTGATGCGGGTGATTTGTGCATAGCAGTTTATGATGGCACCAACTGGAAACGCATCGCTCTTGGCACAACAATTTCAGCAACATAATCTGGGAGCGAATTGGATGACTGATATCACGGAACTGGATAAGAAGGTAGCACTAATTGAACAGAGATTGGATATCATACAAAAAAACCATCTGCATCACATAGAAAAGGACATTGCCAATATCAAGCAATATTTTCTATGGGGTGTGGGTGTTGTTTTTGTGCAATTGATTGCCGTTATTGCCTTTCTGCTCACAAACTAGCCCAAAATAACCTACCCTAATTAAATACTTGTATGAAGATACAGGATCAAATGCCACCGGAATGGGGTGAATGGGAATATCCCAAGCAGTTCAGCGGAGATCTGCCCACCCTTAAACTAAAACCACGAAAGGAAATCTGTGAATGTGGCGATGCAGTGTGTGACAGAAGAATCAATCTTACCTATGTGCAGATATACAAGCATCAACCACAAAAATTCTGTTCGCGTGTGTGCCAAAACTGCAATCGTTGGTATAATCCCCAAACCAAACAGTGGGAAGGTGTTGATGTTACCCATTACAACGAACGCAGAACCATAATCAAGGACTTTTTACGCACGAAGGCTAAATAGTATTATAGGGTGGTAGGATTTCTCCTGGTATTGTAAGGCTGTTTCAATTCTTACAACCAGACCCCAAATATACTCGCATAGTATATCAATTCTACCTAGACTAATTGCCATTTATCAAAGTAGTTCCTACCACCCTTCC